TTGCCCTCAGCGCTGCATCTGGCAAGCAATGGTAAAAGATGGGTGCATTGTACCAGGTCAGACCCAGATCATTGATGTACACGTCCGCAGTGTCCCAGTTGTCCTCGATATAATCAGGGCTTTCGGGATAAACCGCGAGAATCACCCCGGGGAGATACTCAAATCCTTGAACATCCCCCAGGGTGTTATGATTGATTCGGTTGCCCACTTAGCTGGTGGTTGCTGTGATTTGGTAGGTTACATATATTTCATCATCAGCGATTACCGCGCGCGGGGTCCCGAACCGTTTGGCACACATCAGAGTGCCGGTCGATGCCGTTTTGGCAGCCGCATCAGACAGGAAAGCACCATATACAGTGATGGACCCGGCCATGACAAAGTGGGCCTTGCTGTTGACGTTGGAGATAACCGCCGTGGTGGTATCCTCCGTAACGTATGACGGCCGGTTGGTCAGGGGATCATCATAATCGGCGTCCTGACACTCACCGAATGCGTTACCGGACCCTAACTTGGAAGCCGTATCGCCCAGTGCCGGCGTGATATTGTTTTTGAAAATACCCACATACCAGATATTGGCTGCGGTTTTTGAAATGTCATGAAACATAACATTCAGCATCTTGGCCATGCCGGACGTGGTGAAGGTGTTTTTGCCGGTCTGTTTGTGCAGCAGTGCACCATCCCGGAAGTGTTCCGCTGTTACCATCCCCTGGAAAGCCAACCGGTCAAGGTGGTGTTTAAGGGCATGAGTGATGTCAACATCTTCAGTAAGTCTGGCCGCGATGTCGGTTTTAATCAGGTTTTCCATTGTAATACTCCTTTAAAGTTATTGGATCACAGATCCGTTTCTTATGACCTCACAAGTGGCATTATCTCCCATGCCGATGCGCTGGCCTTTCGGTTTATATGCAAAAAGCATCCGCGTTTGACCGTCTTTGACACGGCAAATCGATGCGCTACGGTCCAGCTTCGGGTCCACCTTGACCCGCTCTTTGATCAAATTCACCACCTGTCCGTCGGAAGATCCGGCGAACACGCCATCCTTCCCCAGCCAGATGGGAACATTCTTTCCCATCTTGGCCAAAGACGAAGCATAACAAAGTGACCCAGGGGCCACCCCTCCCCCGACGGCTCGCTGGGCCATGTCCAAAGGATCTTTTCCGGAAAAGAAAAAGGTCTGCTTCCGGCACCCGACATAAAGCCCACCCGATGTTTTGGCGATCATTCCCACCAGGTCATTAACCTCAAAGTACGCATCTGCCAGCCTGAACAACTCCGGTTGGAATGGCTCGCTGTAATAGACGCGGGTCCCTTTGGATCCAAACACCCGGCCAAATGCATAACAAAGGTTGGCCATGGGCAATGGCGGTGATCCCCACATGGTTGGAAGGGGCTCCGGGGAATCGGGCAGCTCGGTGATAATGCTGCCGGACCCGGCATAATATAGCTGACTGCCGTTCGGGTCCGTCATCCAGACAGAACCGTCAGCCGGCAGGTTGGAAATAGAAATACCTTCACCATCGCCCAGGGTGATCTGAGTCAAGGCGCCATTGCCGGACGGGCGGCCATTGACCCCGGGGACAGTGAAGCACAGCTGGTATGTGCCGGCATGCAGTCCACCATCAACCGGGATTGCCACGGGGGCTACCGGCAGGGGGACGCCCCAGTCACCGATCGTGCCGGTGTCGGGATTGTACATGCCGGTATAAAAAGCATTGGCAATATAAATGTGGCCGCTTATGGACAAAAAGCTCGTGATGGCGTCGGGTTGGCCGGTGTCGGTAATCAGGTTGGCTGTTCCGTCCACCAGGCTGTAAAGCTTTCCTTCTGCCATACACAGGACCGTGCCGGCCCGATCTGTCCACAGACTATGGGCGCCGGGCAGGCCAGTGATCTTCTCGCAACCTTCCCTTTTATCCAGGGCGCCATCGGCCATCACATGGGCATTCAGGATAACGTCCGGCTCGTCCAGGCTTTTGCTCTTGGTGGTGACATCGTTCATGCCTTTGAAGTGATCGACTCTCATGAAATGCAGTCCGCTCCTTCCATGTTGTATGCTTCACCATCTTCACCGATAAAAACACCCAGCTCATAAACCGCTTCATGAAAAAGACCGGTCCATTTGTCCGTGTTGACTGCCGGCCCACTGATCCCGTCTTCCAGAAGTTTGAAAATTTCCTTAGCGGCAAACGGGACCAACAGATTGTGTTGAAGGGAATCCGGAATACCGTCCGGGATATCATCTTCGCCCTCCATATCAACCGGCTTTCTGTAATAATGAATGAACAAACTTTCTGCCGTCGTGGGTATGTCCCGGTACATAAACCGCTTACCAACGGCCAGACAGCTATGGATATCTCCATCTTTTACGATTGGGTTCTTCTGAAGAAAGCCCCGAAGTGACTTTTCAATCGGGATCGAATTTTCATCCCCATCAATAACCATGGCCAGATCCCGGTCATAATCGTCCGGGAGATTAACCACGCCCGCTGCCGGCGCTGTTTCAATACTGTCTGTAGTGAACAGATCCGGCAGGGGCGGGGAGACGGCATACTTCCCTGGCAACAGAATGCCAGAGCATACCCGCCGGCACCCATGGTTAATGTGTTTCCCGATATCTTCATCTGTAAACGACGGATCTTGAATAATCTCCGCCACAAAATCGATCAGCTCCTTGAAAGTGAATGCCATTGGCTGTCCTTTTAATGGTTGACCCGGCCGGGTAAGGGCCGGGCGTTTGGTTTAGACTGCAGTCCGGGCGTAGGGGTCCAGTTCGATGTTCATGTTCAGTACGGCATCGGCACCGACTGAAGTGACGAATTTGATGAACTCGCCTTTTTCCATGACCATGGCCCCTTCATCGGCATCGGCCGCCCAGGCCCCGACGGCACCGGCAGTGATCTCCTCGCCAAAGGTCAGCACGCCCAGGGTTGAAGCGGTACCGCCAACCGTGGGTTCATTGGTCACTGTAACCGTTTGATCCTCGCCCGGGTCCCCCTGCACAATCCCGGAAACTTCACGGAGGGTGCAGCGATAGGGAACCTGGAAATAAGACGTTTTTGCACTAGAGGCAAACGCCATCGTGTGCTGAAAATTAAGATCCTGATCCATTGTTTTTTCCTTATGTTATGGCCCTGGTGTCACCCAGGGCTGTTTTCGCTTAATTGCCTATTTCAACCGATTAGCCGAAAAACCGTTATGACGGTTCTTCCAGGTTGGTGTGCCGGCAATGGGCTTTCCGGTTGGAACAAATCAATTGCCCGATCCACCGGGTGTTTGCCGTCAATGTGTCGGGCTGGTCCTTGGAATACTCCCATTTGGGAGTGGTGAAGGGCCATTTGGTATGGGTTTTTGCCTTCAGATGACGCAGGTTCAGGGCATCCATGACGCCATCACTTTGTTTGTCATCAGCAACAACCGGCACACCGCCAAAGAGAACATTATCGAATCCGGCATCTACCAGTTTGGTATTGGAATACCGGGCCTGCGTGTGAAGGGTTCTTTCAAAACCGTCCTTCAGCACATCGGTTGTGATATAGATATTGGGCTTTGCGTCTCGGCTCTGACCAATCTTGGCAGTTCGCCGGATCTTCTGCATAACCTTGAAACTGATTGCCATTGCATCAGTGATCACGCTGGCTTTCCAGTCCGCCATATCGGCCTCTTTGATACTGCCGTATGCAGCGGAGGTGTCCGTATTGAACAGGTCTCCCAGGCCAATAAACGCTTTGGGGTCATCGCCCCTAGCGCTATAAACATCATCGCCCATTTGGTCCCGGATGCTCTTGTGGACGTTCCGCAAGATGGAGTGTGCCAGGTCAATCAGGGCCGCCTTGCCGTTGTTCTGGATCTGGTCTTCAAGGTCGATGGTGTTGGAACCATAGTACCCGGCCCAGCCAAACAGGCAGGCATTAAGGATTTCCTTTTTGGACTGCGGGATTTTGGTGGTGTTCCCATAAGTTCCGGTGTGTGATTTCGCGTACTCCAGGAAAACCTTCAGTTTCTTACCGCCGTCAACGGTCTCACCAGGCTGAACCATGGTGTCCTGAAACTTTTTGCCCGCCATGAGCATGTAAAGGAGAACGTTGTCTTGAAAGACAATATCCTCGGGCCGGTTGGATTCAATCCAATCTTCGGTGATGACATCAAGTTGTGCGTCGAGTGACATTTTATTTATTCCTTATAATTGGACCGGGTCACTCCATGGCATCCAGGCGGGCTAAGGTGTGCGCCTTCAGCTCCGCGTTGGACAATTTGCCCTTGGGCTTCCCGATGTCTTTTGCTTTGGTCCCTGGCTTCTGAAGGACCTTGGCGGTCCGTTCATCTCCCTGGGCGATGGTTTCCAAGGCCACTTTGTCCTGGGCCTTAGCCAGGTTCTGTTCGGCCTGTAATGCGAAATAGGCGGAAAAATCATCGTGCATGCCGGGCAGGGTCTGTTTGACTTCTTCCAGTTTTCCGGTGCGCTGAAGCTCCTGGAAATCCGGATGATCTTTAAGGAATTTGGTTTGGGCCGCTTTCTGCTGTTCCTTGGCCGTCATTTCCTGATACTTCGACATGGCATTCCGTGTTGCTTTTTCGGCTGCCATGTTGGCGGATTGTGCCACGGCCTCCTGAACGGACAAGTCGCCTTCCTCGATCCCCTTGACCAGCTCGGCCATTTGGGCATCATAATCAAAGTCGTCAACTTCTCCTTCAGTGGCCGGAGTCTTGTCCTGGGCCTGCCTGTTCTGCATCTGTTCCAGCATCATGGCATTCATCTGCTTCACGCTGCCCAGTTCATTGCCCTGCTCTCCCATCTTCTTTTCCAGTTCCGTGTACGCCTGGGCCAGTTCGCCCTGGGATTTGAATTTTCCCAGGATCGGTTCCGGTTGTCCTTCGTCCTTCGGTTCTGTTTCATCTTGCTCCGGGGGCATAGCCCCTGCCGGCATTGTGTCTTTGTCTTCTATCTTCATTTCCGCTCCTTTGGGGCTGGTCTCCCAGTTGTCCCGATTATAAGTTGATGCTTCCTCCGGGCGGGTTATCGCTCGACAATCCCGTTGTCCTTCAGATAGCGCTTGTACTGTGACCGGTTTTCAATGGGGGGTTCTGCATTAGTGTCCTGGAGACACCCACGAACCTCATCATCCAACCAGGTCGGCTCGTCCCGCTGAATCTGTGCAGTCAGAACCTTTCTCCCTGTGCGCCCGCATGTGGGGCATGGCACCGGGGTTTTATATTGCTTCAGTGGTAAAAACTGTTCGTACTCTGTGGTGCAGTTGGGGCATGCATAATGATAAAGCGGCATCAGGCTGTTGCTCCTTGCTGGGCTCGTGGTACACCGGCTTTTGGTTGACTCTGTGATTGACCCGGCGTTCCTTGGCCAGGTCCCCCCTGTGGTTCCATGAGGTACTGTTTCAGCTGCATGGCTGCATCCTCTTCCATCCCCGCCTGAACCAGAATTTGAAGGGCCTGGTCAAGTTGGCCCTCACCCACCCGTTCAATAATTTGTTTCCATCCCGGGAAATTGAGTGTTTCAAGCAGTGCCTGCCGGTCAATCGCCTGATCCCTGTAAAGCGCAATGGCCTGTTCCTGCTGCTGCACAGATGTCCTGGCAACAGTGGACCCGCTTTCAACCATATAATTGAAGCGTCTGCCAGCCAGAGACACGCCTTGCATTGCAACGGTCTCGCCTCGGACCTCAAGCGTCTCTTCCCTGGTGGAGAAGTTCAACCAACCGCTGATTGCCCATCGGCCTCGATCTCTGGCTATTTTTTCCATGGATCGAATCTTGTGTTGGATCAACACGGCGTTTCGCTCTTGTAACGCAACAATGGCGCTGGCTGCCGTCACGCCGGTTGGAATGGTGCCGCGGTCTGCATCTTCGATCTGATAAATCCGATCATGCAGGTTGGTTAACACATCCAGGACCTGGAAGAAGGATTGGGGCAGGTTTGGAACCTGGACAAATTCGATCTTGGCATTGGGCCGCGTCGGCATCAGCACCAGGCCCGGCTTGTTGTTGATCATAGATTTGGTGATGCCACAGCCGGCATCCACCCGCAATGGCGGGAACATGGCCCTGTTGGCCCATGCAACCATTCGGCTGACCATTTCGTCGATCTTTTTATTGAGGCTGCCGGTCTGTTCCCCGGCACTGAATCCCCATATCGATGTGGAATCCTCATAGCTGTTGACATAGCTGAAGGGGTATTTTCCCCATGCGTATGTTTCCTTGATCGCCTGCCGATTAATGTTCAGATTGATATTCGGGTTTTCCATGTCAGCCAAAAGCACCCGGCCCCGGTTGGTGGTCAGTATCACACGGATACCGTCGGGCATTAACTCGTCTCGAAACCAGCACTCTACCACCAGGCCCTCGCCGGTTTCGTTTGAATGGCGGGCGGTGACTTCGGATGTGTTTTTGTATTGCTGGTGAACGATACCGGATTCCCGGCCCTGCATGGTCTCGTTCGGGCGGACACGCTCCCGGTCTTCACGGCCCAGAATCGTTCTCACGTCCTCAGCTTCCACTGTGTCTGGAGACAGGTTGAATATCTTTTCAATTTTGTGGACATCCATGGGGTATGCGTGAATCAAATAGGGAAAGTCTTGAAGATCCCGGTTGTAATATCCGGGCGCTGGGAACCATGCGTATGGATCGACAATAAAGGATATCGGTTCCTTGCTGGAACTGACCCAGCCATGTTTTTCAACGGTGATCCCATAAATCTCCATGACTTGGCAGCTGGTGGCAAGGCTGGACTGCTGTTCGGTTTCATGCCAGTGCTTGCGTATTTTCATCGTCAGGATTTCGCCGGCATCATCGGAATGCCCATCCAGGTCCACCACTTCCACCACGGGGTTTTTGGCCGTGATATTGGCAACGGTCCGCTGAATATTGGCAAAGAACAGATTGATTGATATCCGATTCGGGCGGTTCCGGCCCTTGTTTCCCCAGTGATCACCACGAAAAAGCCGGTAGTTTGAAACCCACCTGTCCATGAGGCCCAGGCGTTCCTTTTCGGCATAAGCATCTTCAAACAACCCCCATATCCAAAGACCTATGTCTGGCTGGCCCTGGGGAGGAGGATTTTCAATGCTGTATTCTTCAATGGGTTTTGTTTTTGCCATCCTGTCTCCAATAAAAAAGCCCCCTTGAACGTACCGATTGATTGGTACATCCAAGGAGGCTTGTTGCGTTCTTGGCTTTTATCCATCCCCGTTCTAAGGAGGGGGATGGGCTATGTCTTTCTTAAATAAAGCCCGTTGCCTCTAACAATTCATGTTCTGCAGCGTCAAGCGGCCGTCGCCGTCGGTCTTCTCCATATCTCCAGCTTTTCGACCAGGCAATTCGCTCTGCTTCGTTTTGTCCATCAATAGTGATCCGATACACCCCTTGATTCGTTTCTTCCAGAAAATCTGCATCAGTGAGTGCCTTAACAGTTTTTTTCCCAATTCCGGTTTTCCATTTACCTTTATATTCAAACCCTGTGACTTCGCTAACCTCAGATATGCTGAACGGCACATCAAAGCCAAAAATCTCAAGCAGCGTGACAAGCGCGTTTCGTTTTTTACTGATAGCCGCACTTTCCCCTGCATACATATGGTCAAAGCGATCTTTAGCATGAATGAATAACCATTTGTCTGTCATACCGCCTCGCCTCATTATGCTGCTGTTAATTGTTTGCTTAGTCGTTTGCGTACCTGTCTCAGTCCCTTGTGTTCTATCTGCCTTGTACGCTCTCTCGATACGCCGATCAGCCCCCCGCATTCCTCAAGAGTTTTGGGCCGCTCTCCGTTAATGCCGTACCTGTTCACCAAGACGACCTGTGTGCGGTCTGGTAGTTTTTTTATGGCGTTTATCACATCCGGTAGCCTGTCCATGAAAGGGAAGTCACCCTTTTGCAAAACGATCTGTTCAACATCGGCTGATGTCACGTTCAGGCTAAAGAAATTCTTTTTTGCCTTATTTTCAAGCTGCTCGGGCGGGAAAAGGTCTTCCGGCAGCGTTCTTAACGTCTCCGACAACCGGAGGACATTGGCTTTGAATCCCCGACCGTCCTTCCGTAGTGCCTGAATTTTGAGGTTCATAAACGCGCCAACAATAGAGGGGTCCACTCCGCTTGCCCTGGAAAGGGCCGCCACGGTTTCAATGCCATTCGATTTCATGGCATTGTAAAGCCTGGCATTCTTAACCCTGACCTCTATTCGGTAGTCTTTTGTCATACCGCCTCGCCTCGCTTCACCTTCTCCAGCAGACTGACCATGAACTTGAATCCCCTGATCAGCGCGGTTATTATTTGTTTTTCGGTTATGGTCATTCCAGCTTAAACCTTCCCTCGGGTGCCACCAGGCCCCCGCATTGTCTGCATTCGATTGAACCAGATCCGGCGCTCGGGTCAGGCGGTGCAGGCTCCCACCCATAATTCGCATACTTTTCTTTCAATCGAATCATGCCGGGGTGTGCGTGTTTGTCTGGATCATATTGATCTGTGGTTTCATAGTGCCGGCCGCCACATAGCGGACAGATAACGTCCACGGGCTCGCATGGGGCTTTGAGAACACCATAGAACCCGCGCTCGTCTTCCTTGATTTCATAATCATCAGGAATGGCCTGCTGGGCTTTGGCCAGGGTCTTGTATCGATCGCTCTTGACCGGAGTAAAATAGAATGGCTTCTTATCCGTCATTTATTCGCCTTTTCAGCCAGGGACTCAGCAAACTGATTAACAAACCGGTCCTGACTTTTTTGAAACTCTTCCGGGAATTCAACTTTGGATTTGGGCTGATCCATATTAAAATCGAACTCATCCTCAAGGTTGAAGCTTTCCCCGGGTTGTTCCCGGGCCTGGAACATGTGGTCGTACCCTTCACGTTTGGTCCTGAACACCAGGAATCCGCCAAGGGCCACACCAGACAGGGCACACAGCCATGACAATATGAATGCAATGATCATATCTGTCATGATGCCGGCGCGAGTGCCACTGATCCAACGTTGAGAACAACAGTCCCGTTTCCGTCTGCATCGATCCAAAGGACAATGCTTTCCTCGCCGGCATTGAGGGTCAATTCATCATTGGTCCCGTCAAATGTGCCGGCCGCTGCCGTGACGGTATGTACTGCCGTGCCGCTGGCACTGGTATTGGTGACGGTCAACAGGCCCTGGTGGTTTGCCAGATCCGCAATCGTGGCCGCAATCGCAGTGCCAATATGGTTCAGCTCGATCATGTTCTTGCCTGCTGTGATCGCGCCGGACTCTGTCAGCTCCTGTTTAAGCTCCAGGTAGTTGCGAACGTTTTCAATGGCTGCCGGAGTTCCCCCCACCTGGGCATCCACATACGCTTTAACACTCTGCTGTGTCGGCAGGCCGAATGCGTCATTAGATGTCATGTCATCTTCGTCGTGAATGTCGTAATTGGCTCGCGCCCCTATCGTGACTGCTTTGTCCATGTCTAAATCTCCATCATTATTGGTTTGCCGTGGTCAATGTCTTGCTCCCACGTCCGTTCTGTGATTATCGTGTGAACCAGGCCGGATAGAATCCCAGCGGCCGGATAGTCGTAAACTTTGCCTTTGTCGATGATGTCCGGGTGAATGGCCTGGAGTCTGGAAACCAGGTCAGATTGCTCTGGCTTAGCAAATGTCCCGTTGGATAGTGCGTTTCTCAGCTGCCACATGTAAAGTGGAAATGGGTACCGGTCATACCAGTCGGCAGGCTCCCGGATGTAAAAGCCTCTATCGGGTCCCAGCTTCTTTTCCAGGGCCACAGATGTTTCCGCGACCAGGGCCTCGTATCGGTCCGGATCTGCACACCAGTCGGGCAGTATGCCGCCAAAATCTCCGTGTCGGTATGCCTTGCGAGTCATGATGGCATCCTCAATGAGGTCATAAACCGATCGATGCTCCTTGAACTCCAGGACCTGGATGCGGGAATCACTCACGCCGGCAATGATCATGCAGCCTTGCTCCAGGGCCGTGGGCCAGCCGATAGCACCAGCAATTGACGAATATTTGGCGCCGGTCCTCATGTCGTGGATCACAGACGGCTTGAGTTCGCGCATCTGCCCCGTGACACCTGCCCAGTCATGCCGCGCCTGCCGGGTCTCTGCATTGTATGAATCACGAATGATCTCGATCACAACACACCTCCAAAGAAACCGGTGTATTCGATCTCCAATGCGTACCGCATGGAATCGATGTAGTGATTGTTTTTATCCTCGGGGATGGGCAACGAATTGCCGTCCTTGTCCTTCCTCCATTGCCAAGTGTTCAACTCATTGACTAAACCCTGAATGTTCTCGTCCACGATGATTTCGTGTTTCTGCAACCACTTAATAGAGAACAAGAGGGAGTCAGGACCTTTCTTAACCGCGCGGGCATCGATGAGGCTGTCCTTCAATTCTTGGATTGATTTGGGTTCGGCGCTATCGCAAAAGACGGCCTCGTCTCCCACGTCAGGTTTGAGGCGGGCAGCAATCTGGGGATTGGTCATGCCGCCCTGATGCCAGCCACGGAAAACAAAGATTTGCTTTTTGGGCCGGTCATAATGGTTGGCGGTATAGGCGTTGGGGTCCGCGCTGTAGCCAAAGTCAAGGCCATTGCGGATGTTAGTGAACTGGGAACGATCAGACAGATCGGCCGTCCGCCAATTGGTGATGATGGCATCGCCCAGGATGCCCCA